CGCCGCCGCTGAAGCATATGGTCGTACCGCACAGGGTATCTTGTTGCCTGCTGAAGTTCTCCGTAACTGGAAGCGTGATCTGAACAGCTCTGATGATTCTGCATTGTTCACTGATGACTTCCGTGGCGGTGATTTCATCGACGCACTTCGAAATGCTTCGTCTGTAATGCAAGCTGGCGCTCGTATGTTGAACGGTCTTTCTGGCGATGTAAAAATCCCCAAGAAAACTGCGGCGGCATCAGCGGCTTGGATTGCTACTGAAGGTGGCGCGGCTTCTGAATCAGAAATGACTGTCGGTTCAGTCTCAATGACCCCAAAAACTTTGGGTGCATTTACAGATTGTTCACGCCAATTATTGATCCAAAGCTCACTTGACGTAGAAGCGTTGATCCGTGATGATCTTGCTCAGGCAATCGCTCTTGCAATCGACCTTGGCGCGTTGGCAGGTTCTGGCGCTTCTGGCCAGCCTACAGGCATCAAGAACACTTCTGGTATCAACACTGTTGACTTCGGAACTGCTCCTGACCTGATCCCAACTTTCGCTCAAGTAGTTGAGATGGAAACCAAAGTCCGTGAAGACAACGCTCTTGGCAATGGCGGTGCTTACATCGCTAACGCTACTATGTACGGTGCTCTGAAGTCGGTTGAGAAAGCGGCTAACACTGCACAGTTTGTAGTTGAGCAGGGTGGCACGATGAACGGATACCGCACTATCGTATCTAATCAGGTTGCTTCTGGTGATCTTTACTTCGGTGATTTTAGCAATAACTTGCTTATCGGAATGTTTGGTGGTCTGGATATCGTTGTAGATCCATATACATCAAGCACTTCTGGAACCGTCAAAGTTGTAGCACTTCAGTCATGTGACGTAGCAGTACGTCATGCGGCGGCGTTCTGCTTAGGCAACGACGGCGGTAGCTAATTGAACTCCCCCACTTCGGTGGGGGTTTTCTCCGATGCTTTTAAGTAGTCTATTTAAAGAGCAACGAAGAAAGCCAAAGGGTGAAAGCATGAGTTATTTGGTATTAAAAGGAACTGTTATCGGCGGCAAGCAGGTTCGCGCTGGTGACGTTGTTGAGGTCGAAGGCGTAGAGGCCAGAGAATTGATCGGCATGGGCCGAATTGTTGAAGTGGTCAAGACTGAGACTAAGGTCGAAGATCGCTCTGTCGGCTTGACTGAAGAAACAAAGCCGAAGCGTCGCACTCGCAAAAAGGCTGAATAATGGCAGTTGAAACAGCAGACGACCGCTCATACTTCCTGATGGATTTCGGGGTATCTGCGACATATACGCCAGTTGGCGGCAGTGCATCAACTATAACTGTGATATTCGATAATGAATACATCCCAGTTGATACAGGCGGCGGTGTATCGTTTGCAATGCAACAGCCAAAGTGTATGGCCAGAACTGCCGATCTTACTGGGGCAGTCGAGGGTGGAACGCTAGTGGTTGGCGGCGTTACATATGCGATCAGAATCGTAATGCCAGACGGAACTGGTATGACTGAGCTAATGCTGGAGCGTCAATGAGTCACGTCCGCAAGCAGATTAGAGATGACATTGTGACAGCCGTCACTGGCTTGACTACGACTGGTTCAAATGTTTATCAGTCGAGAGTTTACCCGATATCTGCTGGGTCACTTCCAGCTCTGACCGTATATACAAAATCGGAGTCAAGTGTATACCTTACAATCGGCTACCCTAGATCAGTAGAGCGCACGATGACCATTGTTATTCAGGCATATTGTCAGGGAACGACTGGATACGACAACACTTTGGATCAAATCTCTGTTGAGGTTGAGGAAGCTATAACGGCAGACGTTACACGCGGGAACTTAGCTAAAGACACAAGAGTTGTTGAGTTTGATTCTGAATATTCTGGAGACCCAGATCAGCCAGTGGCCTCATCAACTATTACGATAGAAGTGGACTATGTTACACTAGAGAACGATTCGGAGACTGCACAATGATCGAAATGCAATTCGGTGATACAATTATCAAGGTAATGCCGCACAAAGTGGATGAGATGATTCGCAAGGGTTGGCATATTGTTGCTGAGAATGAAGAACACATTGAATTGTGCGAACAAGAAATTGAATTAGATTTTGAAGAAGTAGAAGAGGATACAGATGGCGACTTATAAGGGCAGTGAAGGAAAGGTTGTTATCGGCGGCGCTGGTGTAGTTGGCGAGGTCAGGTCTTTTTCTGTTGAAGCAATATCGGATACGATAGAGACGACTACAATGGGATCCGAAACTAGGACATATACGCCTAGCTTGCGTAATTGGTCTGGATCATTTGACGTATTTTGGGATGCGGAAGACGTAGGTCAAAGTGGAATAGTTATTGGTTCAGATGTCTCTATAAGTTTTAGGCCAGAAGGCCAAGATTCTGGAGATGTTTTTTACAGCGGAGCTGGGGTCATAACAAACTTCAGCACAAATTCATCTTTTGACGGGCTTGTTGAGTCGTCGGTGAGTATTCAGGGTCGTGGATTCTTATCAACATCGACTCAACCATAGTTTTAATTTTAGAGGACTAAAAAATGGCAGTACATAAAGGTTCAGAAGGAACGCTAAAAGTCGGATCAAACGCAGTTGCGGAGATTCGTTCATATTCAATCGAGGAAACTGGCGACACGCTGGAAGATACTAGCATGGGTGATAGTGCCAGAACGTTCCTTCCAAGTCTTACCTCTTGGTCTGGTTCGGTTGATGTCTACTGGGATGAGACTGATACGACTGGTCAGGGAGCATTGACGGTTGGCGCTATTGTGACTCTCAATGTTTATCCAGAGGGCGATACAACTGGCGACAATTATTACACTGGTTCTGCCATTGTTACAGGTGTCAGCAGAAACGCCTCGTTCGATGGTCTTGTTGAGGCTTCTGTTAGCTTCCAAGGAACTGGCGCACTAACTAGCACAACGGTGTAATTTATGAGTGTACTTGAGAAGGCAAAAAGCCACTATCAAGCAAAGTTACACGCAGAGCCGCAGAAGATTGAGATTCCCGAATGGGACACGGTGGCTTATATTAAGCCATCGCTCAATCTTTCTCAGTTAGGTGAGATCATGGAGCTAAGTCAGTCAGGTAAGACTGCCGAGGCTATGGCTATGACCTTGATCTTTCGTCTTGTTGACGGAGATGGCAAGCCATTGTTCCGCAAGCCAGAGAAGATTGATTTGATGCGGAGCGTTGATCCTGATGTTCTTGCTCGCGTTGTTTCCCAGATAAATGGTAGCGATCCTTCTGAAGAGGACGTCGAGGGAAACTAAGAGGCGACCGTGACCTTCAGTTTCGTTATTTTTTGGCGGAAAGGCTGGGAAAAACGGTCGTTGAGATCAACAAGATGGATGTCCGCGAGTATTTTGGCTGGATTGCATGGTTTAAGCTAAGGGAAGAACTGAATGGCAAAAAGTAATTACCAGCTAAATATAACCGCGAAGGACAACACTAAGAGAGCGTTCCAGTCCCTACAGTACCGCATGGCTAATGCGCGCAAGTCCATGAATCATATGGCAGGTGTGTTTGGTCGCTGGGGTGCTGTTACTGTTGGAGCGGCTGGAGCGGCTGGTACTGCATTTATCAAAATGCGAATGTCAGCAGTTGATAATCTGGCAAAGACCGCTGATAAATTAGGTGTAACCACAGAGGCACTAGCAGGATTCAGACACGCCGCAGAGCTGTCTGGCGTATCATCACAGCAATTCGACAAAGCACTTCAGAACATGGGCGTTCAGGTCGCTAATGCGGCGAAGGGAACGGGTCTTGCTGTGCGTGCTCTGGATGACTTAGGACTTAACGCTCAGGCGCTTACAAAGCTCCCACTAGATCAGCAAATGCTTGAAGTGGCGAAGGCTATGGAAGGCGTAGAGACTCAGTCAGAGCGCGTCAGGATCGCTTACGAGCTATTCGGTGCACGAGGCGTTGGCGTTCTTAATATGATGAAGAACGGCGCTGATGCTATGCAGTCAATGGCTAAAGAAGCAGACACGCTTGGGATAGCCTTGAATCGAGTGGATGCGGCTAAGATTGAGCAAGCCAATGATGACATAACAAGAGCCAAAGGGGTCTTTGAAGGCTTCGGGAATCAGATCGCGGTCGAGCTATCTCCGCTAATCTCAGAGCTAGCCACAAACTTTTATCAGTCTGCTTTAGATGCAAATGAAGCTGGAAGCGTTGGATCTCGTGTTGCTCAGGCGCTAGTTAATGGCTTTGGTCACGTAGCAAATGCGGTAAAAGGCGTTCAGATAGCCGTAAAAGGCATCCAATTTGTATTCGCTAAGATGGCGCAGTTCGCTCTTACTGCGATGTCGCATTTGACTAAATCATTCGACTACTTAATTGATGCTTACAATAAGCTCGCAGATGTATTCGACTGGGAGAAGATAACCACAACGCCATCGACTGAGTTTGCCGCACTTGCTGATTCTTTCGGTAGGGTTGCGGAAGATATTAAGGGCCAGATTACAGAAGCACTCAACGCGCCACTACCTTCGGACGTTATCAAGCAGTTTTACGATGAAGTCCAGACGAAGGCCAGAGAGACGGCTGAAGTTGTAGCGGCCAGCTCTCCAGCGAATGTGATTGCACAGAGTCAGGCAGAAACTCCAGCGGTCACTCAATTATCAGAGTTCCAGAAGGCTCAGATGGAAGGCGCTGAGAAGCTAAAGCAGTTTGAGAAAAAGACCGCAGGTGAGAAGACTCAGTTCATGTTGGGTGAACTGGACACTCAGTTGGCTGGAATCTCGAAGCACAACAAGAAATTGTTCGCGTTGCAAAAGGCGGTGCAGATCGCTCAGGCCATAATGAACACTTATACTGGCGCGACGAAAGCCATGGCCTCGTACCCGCCACCGATCAACTTCGCAATGGCGGCGCTTACTGTTGCGAATGGTATGGCTCAAGTTGCCCAGATCAGAGCGCAGTCATTTGATGGCGGTGGTTTCACGGGCTACGGTGCGCGTGCAGGTGGACTTGATAACAAGGGTGGCAAGCTCGCTCTGGTACATCCTAACGAAACGATCATTGACCACACTAAGAAAAGCAAAGAACAAGAACAGTATCAAAAAGCATACTCAAGAATGACAGAAAAAATGACTGATGCTTATCAGCCATTTGATAAAATAGAAATTAATCCTAAGCCTGTAAGCCCAGTCAGGCAGACCAAAAACCCACTTAAAATGGTAAAGGATTACCCATCATTTGAAGGTGGCGGGTTTACTGGGTACGGCGCGAGGACTGGTGGAATTGACCAAAAAGGTGGTTTTCCCGCTATTCTGCATCCGAATGAGACGATAGTTGACCACACCAAGGGTCAGCAGTCTCAGGGCATTACAATAATAAATAACGTAGATGCAACTGGTGGTGGCGCTGATGTAGATCAAAGAATCCGTGTTGCTATGGAGGTCACTTCACAACAGACCGTGATGCAGGTGCAGGATTTGATCCGTAGACAGAGGCTGGCATGACAATATACGCTTTCCCAGATATCACCCCAACAAGCCAGACATTTGAGCTTGTGACGAATACCAAGACCTTTCAGAGTCCGTTGAGCAAGTCGGTGCAAACCGTATCTCGAAAAGGATCCCATTGGAAGACGTCAATGACCTTCACCAATCTCACCGATGATGATAGAGGAATATTGCAGTCGTTTATCACTAGGCTAAACGGTCAAGAGCATAGAATGCGTATCAGGGACTATGGTCAGCCATTTCGCGGCAATGCTCCTTCTTCCGACTCGCCTGTAGTATATGATGGCGCTTCAGAAATCATTGATAGGCTCGTTTTATCAAATACTACTGCAAGCGTAGGTTCTTATTTGAAGCGTGGTGATTACGTCCAAGTTGGAAATCAACTCTATCAAGTCACGCATGGAAGCGGTGGGGATGATTCAGACCCAATAGCAAACAGTGCTGGTCGATGCACGGCTTACATAGCGCCAGAATTCACAACCTACCCAGCAGGAAATACCCCAGTAACACTTCATGGCGCAACTGGTGTATTCATGATGACCAATAACCCGAAGTGGACTACTCAGGCTCCGTATATTTCATCAATT